GAAGTATACTTTTGTATGTTACCTTTTAAGTAACCTTTGAAAGCTTCTGGTGTCATACTAGCTTCTATTGCATCTATACATTCTATGCCTCCCATGTTGTAGTGAGGTGGTGAGTTAACCATGTCTGTCATTTTTGTCTCCTAAACAGTGTTTTGTAAGTGCTTGTATAAAATCTTTAAATGCAACTGCGTTTTTATTAAATTCTTTTAAAGTAATTTCTTTAAGTTTAAAATCTTCAGTTACGTACACAAGATCTCCAGAACCAAATACTACGTATGTATATACATCATGCTCTGCTTGACGCATCAACCAAAGTCTTTGTTGTTGTGATAAGTTAATTTTTATTTTAGATGTTTTTTTTAGTGGCAATTTATCTTTGTATTTATATTCTATCCAACAATGATTATTAGGGCCTGAGTAATAAGTATCAGGCACACCGCCATGATATGGATCATTTATCTTCCAACGATAAATTTCTTTAGACAAGTGCTTATGCACTTTGTTTATGAACTCCTTTTCTTGCACATAAAAAGTATACCATACGTACTTAGGTGCGACAGTATAGGTCGCACCCGTACGAATACTTATCTAGGAGTTGTTAGCAAAAGTCTTTTCGTAAAAACTTTTTGCTACATTATAAGTTTCTTCTTTTAACCAACCTACATTAGATACAGCGATATTCATAAATCGTTGTCCTGTTTTATTAGCAGTTTGAACTGAAGCCATTTTCCATAAAGAAGCAAATCTATCGCCACCTAATTTCATAATTTGAGTATTCCATTCTCTAGATACTCTTAACTTAGAAATTGCGCAATCAAACAAGAAAGGTATTTCTGATATATCACCTGACTTTTCATCTACTTTTAACAAAGTATGAGTTTGCGTTCTGTTTATATCATAATCTTCTACCTTAAGATTTTCGCTTTCTAAATGTTCTAAAGCTTTATCTTGTGTAGGAAATGTACCTACAAGTCCGCCACCTTTTTCTAATTGTTTCCACACAACAAATTCTTCTTTGAAGTGCACATTAACTAGATAAAGTTCTTTACCGTAGTTTTCTTTAGTTACAGTATTAATGAAGTCGCCAACTTTAGCGCCATCAATATACTCGCTGTGGTTTTCATCTACTTCATTTGATAACTGCTGCAGCTGTTTCAAACGTGGAGTAGATAAATGTTCTGAGCTAATGTTTTCATTACCCAGGTTGTTGCCTTGTTTTACATGAGCAGGCATATTGCTCGTTACTATACTTATATCATTAGACATAGAACGTTCTCCTTTTTTATCTAATATTAATATTATGCTGACCTAAAATTTATTCGGGTCAACTCCGTACTTTTAACACCAGGTACATCTATACCAGATGCTATAAGTTCTCTGTAAGCGGTTGCAGACACGCGCTTTTGCAATAACTCAAACTGATTAGTTTTAGTTACATGCTCATGCAATTGGTCCCAGTCCTCTACAGTTGGCACAATCTCATTTTTAAGTGAAATTGTACAAATATCATTAGAGATCTTGTCGAGCCCTTGCTCTTGCATCCTAATTGATATTTGACTTTCTAGCTCGCGTTGTTGTGATTTAAGAAGTTTTTCTTCTGATTGCACAACTTTAATTTGATTACGAACTTTAGCTGTTTCTGCTAATAAATCATTTAATTTTTTCATGATACCTCCTTTAAGATATGTAATAAGTTTTCCATACGACCTAACTTAGTATTAAGTTTTTTGTATACTTCAGGTTCCCAAGTATTTCTTGCTTGGATAAGTATTGTTTCGGTTTTTTGTGTTTGGCCTGCTCTATATATACGCTGATTAAATTGTTGGTAGTGTTCAGCATTGTACGTAGGCGAACACCAGATTACAGTGTTTGCACGAGTAAGTGTTAAACCATGAGAAGCTGATTGTGGATGGCAAAACAACACACGTATTTGACCTGCTTGATATCTAGCAACTATATTTTTACGTTTTTCTGCTGGTACTGTGCCGTCAATAATGTCATATGTAATACCTTCTTTGTTAGCTAAATCTACTAGCGCGTCACGTTCGTGCTTCCAATTGAATGCTACAAGACTATGTGCACGTTGTGCTACAAGAGTCATGACTATGTCGTAACGTTCTTGGTGTACAAACTGAACCACACCATCTTCGTCGTACACGGCGCCTGTCACAAGTTGTAACAGCTTTTTGACACGAGCAGCAGCGTTGATTGCATTAACTGTGCCTGATTTAGTGTACAGGACTGATTCTTCAGCTAATGTCTTATATTGTTTTTGTATATTAGGAGTTAGTTTTGTATTAATAGTACGTACAATATTGTCTGGTAGATCTATACAATCGGATAAAGCAAATCGTATAGATATGTCAGATAATCTATCTGCTATAGTTTCTTCTATACCAGGTTTATCTATCCATTCATTAGCAAAACCATTAAATTTTGGTGTACAAGCTTGATGTCTAAAAGCATAAAATCTTGTACCTAAACGTTTACCATTATCTATTAAGTAAGTTGGATGCCAAATATCTAAAATAGTATTACTGTTAGGAGTGCCTGACATAGCAATTCTATTTGTAAAATGTCCAATAATTTTTGCAAGATTTTTACTACGTTTAGCTGTGCGATTTTTAAAAGCTGTAAACTCATCAATAACAATATTATTAAATTGTTTACAATATTGTGGATTTTTTTGTAAAAAGTTAACAGCTTCAAAATTAGTTATAACTATATCAAAGCTAGTATCTTTAAATATTTTTTCTCTATTTTTTGCATAGGCAACTCCATATGTAAGTCCAGGGGTAAATTTATGTATGTCTTCTCCCCATGCGGCTTCAAGAATAGAAAGAGGAGCAAGAACTAACGTGCGACCTCCGAGTGCAGCATGCGCATCGAGCACGGCTCGTGTTTTGCCAGTACCAGGATCTGATGTAATTAAACACTGTTTGGTGTTTATAATAAAATCAGTTGTGGTTTTTTGATGCGCGTAAGGCGCAGGGATATTATTATTTATCATCTATACTCCACCATTGCGTTCGGTGTTATTTGGGTGAACGCTTATGTAATGTTAATTATACTTAACTTATTCCCCATTCACAATGGGGTTCTTGACCTTTACCAAAAGAACACCACCTACAGTTATATGTACTAGGGTTTGGTGGAAATTTAGTAGCAGTAGTCATAGTTATTGCTCGCTCGTGTAGCTTAGGCATAAAAAGCATAGCTTCATCTCGCGTATATGTTTGTTCCATAGTTGTACCATGGTCTAAATACCAAAGTTCTGTGTTTAATATTTCTAAGTCTGGGAACATAAAGAAAGTACTTATTGCATATATTAAAGCTTGTTGGCTGTGCGCAATTTCATTGCCAAGTTGTTTACCTGTTTTGTAATCTATTACACGAGCTGATGTATCTGTTTCTTGTACGAATGCATCTAATTTAACTCGTGCCCAAGTATCAGGAGAAATCCAACCTGTTGGTTCCCAGGATAAGGTAAACCCCCATTCTCCTTCAGTTTGGACTTTTCCATCTGCAAAAAGTTGTTTTAGCTCTAAAAATTTTTGTGAAAATTTCTTGAGTGAATCTGGTAATTCAGACATTTCGCTACGTACATATTGTTCTGCCTGATTATGTATACGTGTACCGCGTTCTGCTGCAGGTCCGTAGTCTTCTTGCACACGTTTTACTTTAGAAATGTAAGTGCGATAAGCGCAAGATTCAAAGGTTTTTAAGGCGGAGTATGACCATGCAGGTACTAGCCCTAGTTCGATATCCTCCGTGACCTCAACTGTTGCTATTAGGTCTGGACGATTGGGTTGCGTTAGATTGTCCATTATCTAATAAGTTTAAATCCCTTTCGTCAAAATGTTCTTTTATTAACTGTTGTAAAACATTATTATCTATTTTCCATGTCAACACAACCCCACGGGGTATACCAGCTGCACGATCTTTGCTAATACGTTTACGTGCAGTCTTAATATTTAGCCGTGACATACGTTTAGAAAACTCTCGTTGTGATAAAGTATTACGACTATCTGTAAGTACATCGTATACAACTTTAAAGTGAGCTAAAGGTATAACTTGTTCTTGTCCTACACCAGCTAACCAATCTTTAAGATATCTTTGTGCTGTACTAATACCACCTGCGTCAAATGTATTTGCAAGTGGTATATCTAATACGTCTGCAAAATATTCAAGGTTGCGTGTACGTATTGCATTTGCAAATTCTTCTATAATAGACATAGATACTTCTTTCATTTCTTTTTTTGCATCGTTTTCTAAAGCTGTATGCGCCATACGTGCATCAACTTTAAATTTTTGTAATATGCCTGCAACAATATACAACTCTGGTTCTAACGTATTTAAATTTTGTAATAATTCTGGATGCACTTCTTCTATTTTTTGTTCTTGTCTAGGAGCTACGTTGTATCTTCTATCGCTGTCTTCTATCTTGACTGCATCTGCTCTGTTTGTAAGAAATAAAAAGTTTGTAAAAGAAGGTAATTCTATTTGATTAGTACGCATTGCACGTATTGTAAGATTAGGTTCTGTAATTTGATGTTTAAGTTTATCGGCCATACGCCCTACAGATCCTGAATCAGCCATACGAAACTCATCAACTACTAAAAACAATGCTGTTCTCATATATAAATTAAATTGTTCTTCTATATTTTCTAATGCTCTCATTGGCGTTTGCATTTCACCAAATAAAGGTTTAAGTATTTTATGTACAAACAAACCTTTACCAGTGCCTGGTATGCCTGTAAATATCCAAGCAGTCATTGTTTTCTTTTTGTATTGGTATATATAAGCTAACCAATTTATAAAATGTTCAAATTCTGGTTTACCGTTACCAAGTGCGTGCATTATAAGTTTATAAAAATTA